TGACAAAGTTAAAGTGAGGTCTATGGCGGCGGCTCGCGAGATGCTGTACAGCAATGATTACATTCCAGGAGTCTGTTACGACGTTTACACGTCGGTTAGCTACAGCCCTCAACTTGATTGGTTTGAACCTTACAACTTGGCGATTCAGGAGAGGCCAGAGGATATTATTATCAAGGATTCAGGAGACGCGTTCGTTTCTTTCTTAGGAGCAAATGACAAAACAGCTGCTCCTACGGTTTTTTCCGTGAAGGAATCATCGGCTAAGGTTTTTCAATTGTCGGAGCACAAGTATGTCCACAATGTCATTCCGGATCCTAAACAGTCTCTTCAACATGTGTATGACCAGGCGTTTCCTGGGAATTCGACTGCACAGTTACAGAATGTCGCCGAACTAAGGAGGGTCAGAGACGTCAATATCAACACGGAATTTTTTGGTAGGATCGAAGTGAATAAGGATGTTGCGGCTCCAGAGCAGTTGCACGTCGACGCTCCAGTACGCACGGCAGCCTTGCCAGTGTCCAGGACTCCTTTAGTGGATGCGATAATGGCTTCGGCCAAGCGCAATTTCAATCCGCCGGACATTCAAATGCAGAACGATCCGTGGGAGTACGCCAAATATCTGACCGATAAGTTTATAGACTGGGCTTTTGTGCCGGGATTCAAAGAGACGATTCAGGTAGCATACCAGAAGGATTTGCTTACGTTTAACGTGGCTGATTATTTGGAGTGGTTGGCTTTGAAGGGCGGTGCTTACAAGTCGGCTTTGGAGGCGGAGTGTTCGGGTGATTTGCTGGAACTGGGATTGGAGAAGTTTGATACTATAGTGAAACGTCGTATTAAACCGAAGCTTAACGTATCAGCTCAGTACGAACTTTCGCAGCCTCAAGTTATTGTTAGCAATTCCAAGAAGGACACGGCTCTGTTCACCAGCGTGTTCAGAAAAATTTTCGAGAGGTTTGACCATGCGCTCAGGCCGGAGATAAAGAGCGCGGGTAGGTTGTCTGATGACGCCATTTCAGAGTGGCTCACAGAACATGCCACGGAGATCAGGGCGTTTTCGGCCATAGAGATCGATTCGTCCAAATACGATAAATCTCAAAATTTGCTTGCGAGGATGATTGAGGCTTTGGTCATGCAAGCGTTGGGTTTAGACCCTCAGGTTTCGGAGATATTTGAAGACTCTTACGTAGGGAGGGTCTCTAGCAAAAGCTTGGGACTCATGTTTATATCGAGTTATCAAATGAAGTCCGGAGGGCCGCAGACTATGATAGGAAATCTCATCTACAACATGGTTTCGGCTATGGAGTCGATTAAGGCTGACAACATACAGATGATGATTGCCAAGGGAGATGACAATATAGTTTGGCTTCG